GAGAAAGAACAAACCGCCCGGCAACCTTACGTGACCGCGTGAGGTTGTCGAAAAGCTCCTGGACCATGAGAAGCCCTTGCTTCTGCCTGAGCGCAATCGCCCGACCGCTGTCTGATCCGCCCTGCTGAACGGCCAGTAGGTCCGCGTTAATCCCAAGGGCCGACTTGATCCCGTTAACCGCCTGCTCACTGATTTGGGCATGGGCGTTTGAAAGCGGCGTCGGGGTTATCCGCTCCGGCTTCTTTCCCTGCTTGTATTCAAGGTTGATCCCCGGCAATGACCCAAAGTTGCGCACTTCGTCCGGGTTTACCCAGGCATCTTGCTCCGCCAGCCACCCGGAATTAGCGGAACTGTTCAAATGCCGGAGCATCAACGTTGTGGCCTTGTTGTGGCGTTCCTGTGCGTTCTTCACTCCATGCACAAGCCCCTGGACCAACAAATGGCGGTCGTCGCCCGTAAGAGGGGCCGTTGAGAACCGCGCATAGAACGGGACAATCGGGTAGCTCTTCCACTTCGGGTAGAACCACGCCCGCTCATTCGCCAGAGGTTCTGACATGTTCGGGACATATGCGAACACCCAAATTTCGGGGATAGACTTGGTGATCTTCTTGTAACGGTTCGGGTCCTCCGCAATCGGTGGTTGAGGCATGGGCGGGGGCAATGACACTTGCCCGGTCACTGGATCAACCATTGGCGGCATGGACGCCATCATTGCCGCCTGTTCGTAGGCCATCCGTGCCTGTTCGATGCTCCCCTGGTAGTTCGCAATGAAGGCGTCCGCCTTCTCCGCACTCTCCGCCTGGACGATCTCCCCCGTCTTCAGATCCCCGATGAATACATGTGGGACAAATTTCTTGTAATACCGCTCTACCAGGTCGAAGCAGTCCTTTTCATCGCCGTAGCCGTCCGAAGAACTCCCCCGCGTCCCATAGTCACGCTTTTGTATATGTTTCTCTTCCCCACCGACCTCATAGCCAAACTTCCCGTTGGCAATCCCTTCGATCTCTTCCGCTTTTTCTGGGTAGAGCGAAACAAGATCATCCTTCGAAATGTCCCGCGTGATCTTGTAAATGTATCGCGCGTCACTGAAATCGTATTCACGGCTCGCTGGATCTGGGAATACCTGGCACCCGTCAAGCTTCTTCCACATCGGTTTCCCGTTGATTAGGTTGTCGGTGTTGTCTAGATAAAGCTCAAGGTGACATTCGCCGCACGTGATACCATCCTTGAACTGCTCGCTTGATTTGTTCGCGTAGTCCGAAACGTCGATGGATTTTTTGAACAGGTAGGAAGCGATCTCGGCTCGTAGCCCGTCCTCTTCGCCCTCCGGGAAAGCCTTAAAGTCCGTCCGGTTCTGGCGTTCGAGTCCCGTCAATAGGTAGAGGTTTGGGGCGATCTGATTATCCGTCGCGGGCTTGATCTTCGCTTTATCAAGCGTCGCCAGGTCCTCTTCGCTCCACTGCTCGCCAAGGGCGTAAAGGAAATCATCTTTCTCCCGTTTGATAAGCTTATCTTTCGCCTGATATGCGGCGCGGAAGTCCCCGTCAACGCGGGAGACTGTCAGAGCGTCTTTCTCTTCGGTTTTGGCGTCGGTCTCTGTCTTCACTTCTTCTTCATACATGAATGGCACCGTTCCCGTTTGGAACAATCAATTTAGGTTTCCTTGCCTCTTCCTTTGCCTTCTTCGTCAGTTCTTTCCGCGCTTCCTGTGACGCCTTGAACAGCACTAAATGGGCCGCGTCTACCGCTTCTTTAAGCGATTTTCGGCCCATGAGAATCGCGATGCGATCCCAAATTGTCTGGCCTTCAAGGACTAATTCCAACGCCCTTTGACGCGATTCCAGGAACTCCCACTGGTTCAAGACCAACATCTCACGCTTGGCGTTCCTGGCCTGCAAAAGTCTGAATTCGCCTTCTCTCATATTTTCGCCATCATCACAAAATATTCGTCGCCGATCTTCCACTCCGATTCAATCCCATTAAGCTTGTCGGCTTCATTCAAAGAGTCGGCCTCATTCTGCGTCATTACAACGTTCGGCTTTACGCTTTTTTTCCGTAGTCTCCGGACGGCTTCCTCAATATCTGAAACTTTCAATTTGTCCTCCGAATACGGCCACTTAAAGAAAAAAGGAGCAAACCTTGTCGCGCCACGTTTTCCATCGCTTCTTTCCCACGCAAGCCCCATCTTTGAATTAAGATCATAAAAGCCACAAAAGAGTTTCATGTTAACCAAGGACGGCCACCCCGGACGCCGATTCGCGCCGCGAAAAGCTCCGTTCGTATTTGTCCATTGACCGCGCCTGTGACGCCTTGTGGCCCATCTCTAGGGCAGTGGCCAACGTTCTGAATGCGTCCGCCCCGTTCGACGACCAGTCATGATATGGCTGGTTGTTGTATGTCTTCCGCTTCTCGTCGTATTGTTTCCGGTAGTTCTTAAGAGCGTTCATGCCTTCCCGGCATTTCTCCGAGTCAAACCAGAACCGACCGAAGAGCGTCCGCACTGCGTCGATCCCGTCATGGATCGGGAGTTTAGGGGCTACGTTAAAATCAATCCCTAGGCCCATAGCGGTATCTCGGCGGCTCTTCCCGTTCGTAAGTTCCCGGACCTCGATGTCATGAGGGGCAGTGTGCCGACCGTAGACGTATGGTTTCGCCTTCATCTTCTGGATGTAGTGGGCAAGCCCTTGCCCGCTTCCCTCCATGTAGTCAATGATCCGTATCTCCTGGCCGACGGACTGGGAAAACCAAATTGACATACGGTCATTGATCCCAAGGTCCCACCACGTGTCCACGGTTAGAGCCTCTTCATGCGGAACATGCCCCACCCGCCCTTCCCGGTAGGCCCTAGCGATAAGCTCCGCATAGTAGGCCCCAGCAATGGGAACAGTGAAATCGCATTCATACTCTTGGAGGTAAAGGGCTTCGTTACCGTAAAGCCTCGTAATCTCCGCCCGCTCTTGATCGAGGATCGCTTGAGGTATTACCTTCGTTTCCGAGGCCCGGTCAATCCGGCAGAACCAGTCTTTCGGGTTGGCCTTGGCAAGCTCAAAAATATGATACCCGTGATTCTCTCCTCTAGGCGTAAAGACGAAAATTGCCCAACCCCCGTTCTCCGCAAGGATCGGACGCACAAACCCCCACGCCGTCGGGTCTTGCAGGCTGTATTCGGAGAACACAACGCCGACGGGGTTGGTCCCAACGATCGAATCCACATTGTCCGAGCCGATAACCTGGAAGAGTGAGCCGTTCTTAAATTTCAATTTCATGTCCGCGTCGTTCGGTTTCCCTTCAATCAACTCCGCGGGGAAGTGGGCCATGAACTTATTCCCGTCTTTGTCGATGCCATCCCACAAGATCTTCCGCCCCTGGTTATACGTCGGGAAAATGTAGTAGTAGGTCCCCACCCGTTCAAGCATTTTCTTTGCGACGAGATTGACGCATGTCTTGTCTTTCCCGCTCCGACGGTGGGCCACCCACACAAGGCGGTTCACGCCCGAATCAATAGCTGAGAGAATTGGGAGCTGGTAAGAGCGAGGGGAAAAGTTATGAGGGATTTGCATAATTCACGATTTCGATCTTCAACGGTCCACCGTCTTGTCCGGCGTGTTGAACCTGTTGCATCGACTTACCCCATAGACGGTCCATCACTTCACGCGCGGCGGCCAGCCTCACATTCTTCTCTGCTGATTCATCGTTCATGAGTTCCGAGCAGAACTTGAAAGCCTTAAGGGCGTCCATGGCATAATCGCCCAACTTCTCTTTAAGCACCGTCGCGGCCAGGGGCTTTCTACCAGATCCTGGACGAGGGCCACCATTTGGCCGTTTCTCTTTAGTGATAGGTCGAAGATTCTGATTATTCACAGTGAAAAATTAAAGCCCACTCCCCGAGGGAAAGGGAGTGAGCTGGGCTATGGGGTCTTCCTAAAAATGAAAATGACAATGTAACCCTCCGCGAGGAGAGCCCCATTGCCTACTTACATCTTAATCGAACACTTGCATCTAGGGCAAATAATATTTTTTGCGTTTGGCGTCTTTGTTTCGCATGGAACATTTCTCTGAATTGTCCTGTAAACAGCCCAAATGCTCACATGGTGGATTGAAGCTATTTCTTTAGGGGCCTTGCCGTTCGATTTTAGGGCCATTATCTTACCGGCCGTCAAATGATCTACGTGCCTTGGCATCGCGCGCCCTACGCCTGCTTCCCTTCGTTTAGAGCTGTCCTAGAACACGGGACACACCTTATTCTTGTCGTAGCAATGGTGTTGGACCCTGGAATTGTTTCGACGCGCCAAAAGAACTCCTTTTCCTTTTTTCCGCAATCGTGACAAGGCGAAAATAAGTTTGACGGTATATCCTGGAATGTCC